GAACTAACCTTCCACGGTACAACTGGAGATAGTGCTACTAGGTGCTATAAACTTGATTTACAAGTATCTTCATCGCCGCCGATCAATCAGTTGGTTAGATACAACTACGATGATCATAGCACACAGTTCTTCAACAGTATAAAGGTAGATACTATCCGTCAGCCAGTTAATTACAAATTTGCAAATGAGCTAGCAGGTATTACTGCGGCAATGGTTAGGACTTGCAAATAACGGTTGACTTGTTAACACATGTATTATATACTAATCGTATGCACAAAATTATATGTAGAAATTTTACACTTAAACTCGAGCGGAATAATGCCGATGGCACAAAATCACCGCTTGATATGTCTTCTTTGAAAAAAGAAGAACAAACTAACATGCATTTAGCAACTCACGATGTTTTTGATTTGTTAGTGAGTAAAGATGATTGTCGAGAGGCAAAGGCAGTTATAAAATATCTCCAAACAATGTAATGTCTGAAGCAAATACTGAAACCAGCGTAGCAATAGATTCAAACTTTGCATTAGATGCTGTCTTAAACGATAAATTAGATTATATAGGTATACAATTGTTGTCAAGCAGTCAACAAAAACTTATTCAACTCCAAAAGGAAAATAATGAAAAACAAAGGTAAACTACAAATTCCCGTACGGCAGAATCCTGTTAACGCAGCGGCTCCGAAGGCGCCGGCTCAAGCACCACAAGGAAAAACTCCTAGTGTAATGATTCTTGTTCCAGCGATGGAAATGGTGAATGCGGAATTTGCACAACACCTAGCAATGGCATGCGCAAACTTAGTCGCAAACGGGGTTAAGATTAACTGTGCATTTAACATCGGAAGTGTTATCACAATTGCCCGGCGCAATCTTACTGACATCTTTATGAAGTCAGATTTTGATTATGCATGGTGGGTAGATAGTGATATGAAATTCCCAATTGATGCACCTATTAAGATGCTGCAACGCGGGGTACCACTTGTCGGTGCGAACTATCGCCGCCGCCGATTCCCAAATCCGGGATTCACCGGTATGATGGGAAATCCCGGAAAATTTACAGAATTAGTTACTGACGATAACAGCCCACCGATGGAAAAGGTAGATGTTCTACCTCACGGTATGATGATGGTTCATCGCTCAGTATACGAAAAAGTTCCACAACCACATTACTTGCAAGAGTTCGTTCCAGAGCTTAATCTTGAAATTGGTGAGGACATTTACTTCTGCTCAAAAGCAAAGGCCGCAGGATTTGACTGCTGGTGTGATCACGACTTGAGTAAAGAAATATCACATATCGGAATCTTCCACTTCAACTACAATCTGTCTGTTCCACAGTAAGATTAACTAAGGTATATCATGGATTTTGAATCAATAGAAGTTCGCAAAGTAAAAAACGGTGTAGTAGTAGGACTACGCACCTCAGATGAAGATTGCGAATATGTGTTTGATACTAATCGTAAAGCTCTTCGATTTGTTAAAGAGCTACTCGAAGGTAAAGGACCACTAGCATCAGTTGATGACGATTCATGATAGCTAACTAATATGACACAATATACAATAAAAGACAAGGTGTGGATACACCTTGGTGAAAAGAACCTAGTAGAGGGGAGGGTAGTTGAGATTATCGATCTTCAACATCTAGGCGAAAACTACGGTGCAGAAGACCTCTACATCATCGAAGTTCCGACACACATCGATCCAGTTTACGAAGTTCGCAGTTTCGATACAATTAGTGCAGATGCTCGAGGCCCCATTAATTTGTTTCGAAAACAAAATCAACAAGCAAGCAATAGGTTTACTAAGCAGTTAGGAATGCCGTTACCGCAAGGTGCAATGGACTTTGAACATCCTGAGCCGTCAGTTGATGAAATTAATGCTGCAATGGATCGGTCGCATGATGCAACTAAACATACTCCGTTATCCGAAAAGCGTCCTTCGAAGAAGCGAACTTATTTTAAGAAGAAGTCCGTAAAGCCAACATGACTAACATTGAGTTAGCGGGGCAAGATGTTAATCAAGTTAGTGGTGCTATAAACTGGTGCAATGATTATTGCGGTGAAATTAATTGGGATTTCGCTTACAAAGATGCGTTAAGCGATTCCCCTATATACACTTTTAGATTCCCAAATGAAAAACATGCAATAATGTTTGCATTGAAATGGCTCAGCAAATAAGATCAATAAAAGACTATAACGGAATTCCGATGCCATCAACGACATCAGTCGATAAATGGGTGGAAGAAACTAATTGGATAATTCGATCCAATCAACCACCCGCTCGATTACAGAAATTTATGATGATAGATAACAAAGTTGTCGAAACAAAAGAAATAACTGTACATTCATTTAAAGTTGGAGATGCCGAAGATCCCGACCTTTATGCCGCCCAACCGTTATGGGATTGGCAAGTAAGTGAGAAAGGAATGTGGGTAATGGAAAACGCAATGAAGCCGCCGGAATGGCATAGGGCAGTAGATCTCATTGGATATGGATATCAATATGTTATTCGTGCAACATTAGCAACGCCGAAACTTACTGAATACTACTTACGGTTTGGTAAAACAACTATTTGACATTTTGTAAGTATCGTGTTATACTTGTTGTATGATACTTACAGCACTAGACTTAGAACTTAATCAACCTTCGGGTAAGATTGTACAAATTGGTGCAGTAGCAGGCGATACTAATACAGGAGACATCGTCGGACGTCTTCGTGTTTATGTTAACCCGGGCGAACCTATTGCACCTTATATTACAGATCTTTGCGGCATTACGCAAGCACAAGTAGACAAGGAAGGCATGCTGTTAGATGACGCATATATTCTACTAAAAGAGTTTCATAGGCGGCATTCGGAGTTTATGAATCCGGTTACGTGGGGCGGCGATGACGCAGATTGTGTTAAGGAGCAACTTGGTGACGATGCAAAGCTAGATTGGGTGTTCGGGCGTCGGCATATTGATGCAAAGACTTTAGTAGTTAGCCGAAGTATTGCAAAGAATAATGGCGTTCACAGTGGTGGGCTTAGTACCGCTATGAAAGCATTAGGATTAAGGTTTCAAGGTCGTAAGCATGATGCTCAAGATGATGCAGAAAATACTTTTAAAATCTACCATCATATGTTATACTTAATTAGACACGGGAGTTTTTGATGATTATCACTACAGCAAACGGGGTAAGAGGTTGCCTGCTAAATCCGTATCATGCCGAAGGCAAATGGACATTTCGCGTATACCTAGAAGACGGCGAATTTAAAGACTATGACTTGTGTCATTCGGATTTATTTGTCACAATTGACGATGCCGATGCCTGCTTCTACGAAGATGGCGAAACTATGCTGTTAGATCACTCTCCCGCAACTTTAGGAAAAGACAATGTTTGATTGGTTTAAAGGTAAAGATAACGTTTATAAGTTTCCGGAAATGGTGACGCCACCTATACCAGAAATACCGCTGCCAAAGTCAGTGCCTACTACAGTTTATTCAATTGGGCCGACTAGTGATAATCGTATAACATTTGCTGTAGGACACTCTACCTTAACTATGAATAAGGTAGGTTGTCAGCAGTTAGTTAGTATGCTAAACACTGCAATGGATCAGCTCAATGATGACGACTCTGATTAATTTCTTTAAAAAGAAACAAGAGGTTCATGCACCAAAATATGACATAGATGTCTGGTGGGATGACGATATTAAACTTTGGGTTGCGACGTATAAAGATGAATACAACAACCAAAGAGGTGATGCAGGATACGGTGCAACTAAACATGCAGCAGAATTAGATGTTGCTTATCAAAATTACGATACCGAAATTTAAGGAAAAGAAATGAAACTAGAATTTGCTCCAGGTTGCTTTGATTCGTTTGAAGGCACACAAGAAGAACTCGAAGAATTGATAGCAGAAATCACTGCTATGTTCGAAAGCGGTGAACTTGAAGAAAATGCAGAACTGATTGATATTGATGAACTCCGGGAAGAAGATCCCGAAATGGCAGAAAAGGTGTTGCTCGGCTTCTTGGAAGAAAGCGGCGATGTAAAGCGAAACCTACAATGAACACGCAACTACCTGCAGAAGGCATCTTGCTGCAACGAGATTACGGTAACGCAAAGACATATAAGATAGCTTGCGAATGCGGGTGTGGAGATTCTGATCATCAAATTTGGGTGGAGGCAGAAGACACCGGAGTTAGTGTAACTACCTACACTATGCAAAAAACGAAGTTTTGGGATGTTAGTCGATGGAGGCTAATTTGGACATTACTTACAAGAGGTTACGTTGAGTATGATGCTGCTATTATGATGACTCGACAGCAAGCGTTAAACTACGCGGCAGTATTAAATAGTGCAGTTATTGATGTAGAAGAATTTAGAAAAGCGAGAAAGAAATGAGATCACATTACTGGACATGCAGCAAGTTTGCAGATTGGCTTCGCGGAACTAAAAAGCCAGTTGCGGAAACTTGGGAAGGATGGAGCAAGTGGAATAAATTAGCAGAGGCTGCACATCCGGTAAGATATTGGTTGGCGGACGAAGGTCTTGACTATCTTCAAAAGGTAGTGTTTTATATTCCAGATAAGCTTTATTCTGTTAAGTATTACATTAACAATCGCTGGGTAACTAAGACTCATGCACTTACTGCACACCCTCGTGATATTAAGCCAGGGCAATGGCAAGATGTAGGGAACCGATTCCTCCCTTGTTTGTTTAACGAACTAGTTGACTTTGTTGAAGTAGAGCTAGCATGGTGGAACATTGCATGGACTGATGAAGGCCGAAAGAAATACAAAGCACCATTCTACGCCACCGGCTGGTTCCGATGGCGCTCTTGGCGTTGCAAACAATCTGGGTTAGATAATCTTGATTGGCAACGTACTCTCAAGTTTGACGAACAATGGTTGGATCCAACTGATAATAAGTTCGGCTTGCCGACTCCCCAAGCAATTAATGCACAAGAGATACTTGATTTATACAATTGGTGGACTGTAACTCGCCCTGCACGAATTGATCCGCACGATGCAAGTGGCTGGTCAACCTATTGTGATGCTCGTCGAGGGGAAGATGACGGCTGGTTGGCAAATGATAAGACTCCTGCACAACGAAAGCAAGGCAATAAGGCAATGAAGGCACTTCACAAAATCGAAGCAGCATATGAGAAAGAAGATGAAGAAATGATGATTCGTTTAATTAAAGTTAGGGGTGGATTGTGGACTTAATTGATTTTGTTATTAGCTTTTTTATTGTATATTTTATTGTAAATTTTTGTATAGGCATGGTGAATGGATACAATGCGCTAAGAAAAGAACAGTTAAATGAATTAATGAAAAGTGTTAATAGCATGGTTCATCAGGTTAAAATCGAGCAGCACGGTGAGATTGAGTATTGGTACGATGAAGATACTGATTCCTTCTTAGGGCAAGGTAGAACTAAGGAAGAGATTATTGATAAAATCAAAGATCTCTTCCCAACACACATCTTCTTATTAAAAGATATTGGGGGTATTGCTGCCCAAACTGAGTGGAAGATTATGGCCCCAGAACCGTTCGGTAAAATTCAATTTGATAAAGAATTATTTGTGAATGACTAAATTAAACAAAAGTCCAGAACGACATACTTTTCAAGCAAACAATTCAGCAAAGACACTTGAGACCGAAACCGATCCAGAAAAGATTGCCAGCTTAAACGCATATCTGGCATGGTGGGAACAAGTTAGGCACGATGATATTGCAAAAGAAGATACTGTGGAATGGCAAAAAGATAATTTAGAATATGATCTACGTTCCACAGATTGGCTAGTTGCAAAATGCAAAGCAAACCTGGCATATTCCCAAAACTTATATGCTGCACTTTGCAACAATGATTTCATGCAACTCAAAGTAATGCCTATTCTCAAAGATGAAAAATGGAGTTGCTCTTGGAGGCATGCAGGTGGAATCATTGCAGATATTCTCGAAGAGGGTGATTACATTGATTGGTACTGTTCCGGAATGGGCGGGTGGAAAGGCGAGTCAACTGACTATGTGCAAGAAGGTACCGTAACTGACGAGATACGAGCAGATTTAAAGAATTTGGGTTGGATAGTCGTAGAAGATAACGGTTGACAAAACCAATCAATGGCTGTATAATATACATATACAGCAACTTAACTAGGAGCCTAAATGGTTACTAAAACAGTATCAAAACCAGCAGTAAAAAAAGCATCAAAGCCAGCAGCAAAGAGTCAGATACGGGTAACTGCTAAACAAGTAGCAGTCCATCGTGAGAATGCAAAGCGAGACCTTAGCCCGAAGTGGGACGGTTCAGCCGAACTTGACAGCGCAATGTTTCTACGATTGTTTCACGAGGCGATGAAATGGTATCGCTTGGAAAGTAGTGTAAAAGAATTGAAACCGAAAGTTATCGACTGGATGGGTCGAAACGGTTCAACTAAGAAGCAGATCGATGCTTACAAAAAGACTAAAGACTGGCGCACTGATTTAACCACTGGTGCAATTGCAGCATCTTTGCTCAAAGGTATGCCTCGCGTACATACTGGTTTGAATAATGGCAAGGACACTGCACAATGGTTGTATGAGCAAATTGCAAAAATTGTAGAAGCCGGCAAGTATGATATCGAAGTAGTTGCAGCATCAACTAAGGCAGTCAAGGTAGTTGCAGTTCCAAATATCCAAGAACGGATGAAGGATGCCGCAGCACTTATGACTGAAGAAATTGATGTTGCAATTGATTCATACATCGAAGATCCGGATGCATTTGATCCAAAAGCATTTAAGGTAGTAAGCTTGCTACGTGGCAAAGGTGCAAAAGCAGCACATGCCAGATTCATCAAAGGTTTCTTTGAACGACCTCTTGCTGAATATACCGAGCTAATTAGCAAGACATGTGATCCACAATTGGCAGAAGGATATAGTAACTACAGCAAGAAAAACATTCGCAAGATGTTTGACTTTTTGACAAGCATCTTTGAGGCGTGTGAGCAGATTGCAGCAGAAGCTAAGGTGATGAAGAAGCCTCGTGCTAAAAAGGTTAAGCCTGCAGAAGAACTTGTTAAGAAGATTAAGTTCAAGATGTCGGACGACCGGTATGCAATTACAAGTGTTCCAGCGGCACAGATTATCGGTGCGCAAAGCGTTGTGGTGTTTAACACAAAGACTCGCAAGTTGGGCATTTACATTGCAAAGACTAGCGAAGGGTTGCAAGTTAAAGGTGCTAGTATCGATAACTTCACTGAGAAAAGTGTGCAGAAGACCTTGAGAAAGCCAGAAACTCAAATGAAAGAGTTTAAAGAATTGAATACTAGCCGAAGGATGCAAACTTGGTTCGATGCAATTAAAACTACCGATACTGTGATGAACGGACGTATCAACGCAGAGGTTATGATTTTGAAAGCGTGGAAGTAACATTAAATGGCTACAAAGAAAGTAAGAGTGCCAAAGGTACTTCCAGAGCATAAAGACAAGTTTGGACGAGTATTAAAAGTTGGGGATGCCGTTGTGTATCCCCAACATAATAATCTTATCGTCGGAACTGTTAAAAAAATTAATAACATAATGGTTGGAGTAATGGAATTAGGAGCTAAACCTGGCTGGCGCGGCTTGACTTCCAATACTAATAAGTATCCGATAGATCTTGTCATTGTTGACGGCGCTGAAGTTACAATGTATATTTTAAAGAATTCATCGAAATGAAAAAAGTGTATTACGAGAAGATTGAAGGTAAGTTTGTTCCAGTACTTGAATACGATTCAGACTTTCTGGATGCATTCCGCAAAGGCAGTCATCTCGTGATGAGTTATCCAGGTGGGCAAAGCCGACGGTACGATATAGACCCTGCGTATGCTCCTATGGTTGCAGCAGGACGATTTGCCGAAGATGCCATTGCAAAAGCCATTACTAATGCAAGTGAGCTACGCCCGCAGAAGACTCCGATTACTCCCGGACAACAGAAGGCGTGGAAGAAGCTTGCTAAAGAATTTGGTGATGAACTATGCACATTACAAGGTGCATCAACTGCCGATTGTGCGCGAGCAGGAGTTATTGCAATGCAAGAAGAAGCAGATAAGCTAATGGCAAACCCTGCTGTGAAGAAAGCGTATGAGCACTTTATGCTAATATGTAAACTAACGAAAGAAAACAATGGCTAAAGAAAAAGACTTAATCCTAGATTGGGAAACAGGTGACCGAATTACTTTGCTTAGTCTGCAAAGTTCGCTTGTCTATATCAAGCAGGACATTAAAGAGATTAAGAAAAAGATTAAAGATGGCACAAGTTATCCTGCACAAGCCCAAGATTTAGCGTATAATATAGCTATGGAAACACACTTTGCTGAAGTAATAAAATACTATGGAGGTTAAATGACATTACCGGACGAACGTTACCGTGCAGTTATGTGGGCTAAAAAGCTATTGGAAGATATTGCAAATCCAAAGATTACTCCGCGTATTCCACAAATAATTCGACAACGTGCATACAGTGCGTTACGTCATTACCCATCTGAATGGGAACTGCAAGAAGCTGCAAGACATGCTCCGAATATTTTTGCAGAGCGTATGGAAGAATTGTACCGAATGGTAAAACAACACGAGTTAGATAAACAAGAAAAGGAAATTAATAATGAATCAAAATAGCGTAATCCCAATGGTAGTTGAGAAGAGCAGCACAGGCGAACGTGCTTATGACATCTATAGTCGGCTTCTAAAAGAACGGATTGTGTTCTTAAATGGACCAGTAGATGATCATAGTTCTAATCTCATTGTTGCGCAGTTTCTTCACTTGGAAAGCGAAGATAGCGAAAAAGACATTAATTTTTATATTAACAGCCCAGGTGGCGTTATTACATCCGGTATGGCAATTTATGATACAATGCAGTTTATTACTCCTAATGTAGCAACATACGTCATGGGGCAAGCCTGTTCAATGGGGTCATTCCTTGCGCAAGCAGGTGAACCCGGAAAGCGGTATATGTTGCCTTTTGCACGTCATATGATTCATCAGCCATCTGGTGGGGCAGGCGGCAAGCAAAGTGACATCGAGATCCAATATAAAGAGATCACGAAGATGAAGACCATCTTGACCGAACTATATGTTAAGCATAACACAGCTGGCAAGACCTATTCAGAGTTCGAGCGCGATATGGACCGTGATACATTCATGAGTGCACAAGAGTCACTAGCGTACGGCCTAGTTGATCATGTAGTAGCGAAACGACCAAATGCTAGCTAATAAAACGTAGTTTAATTATTCTCTAAAATTCGATAACTACTATATAGGGTGTATGCTAGCCCAAGGAGAAGTTGTGCTAAAACAATTAGAGAAGATTAAACACCAAACAAAGCTGTGGCTTTGGTATGGGAGGCTGAGTCCGGTGTTTTTCTTAGTAGGATCAGCGGCAGTATTTTCAATATTCAATGCACGAACTGACATGGTGTTATATGCTAGTTGGTGTGTGTTTATTGCGAGCGCACTCACTTGGTGGGGTTGGGTTATTAAAGTAGTCATCGAAATGACCAACATGTTTACAGTGGTGTTAAAAATAATGAAAGAACTGCACGGGGACATAAAAGAAGTGCATGTTGATATAAAAAAGATGGATACCACTAGGAAACAGTAAATAGATTTGCTATAATAGTAATTAGCATGTGGTCTTGACACTCACCCCACTTTAAATATTCTGCGTATCATCAAACTTACGAAAGGCAAGAGATGACTCGAATCAATTCGGATTTAGATCCAAGACAATTAAGGCGAATGCACCTAGTTGCGGAACTCCGCGAAATAACTATGGTGCCTGCTGCCTTACGACGTAGTCTTCGAACTAGATTGCCTAATGATATCATTAATGGTATTCCTAAGAAGTTCACACTAAACAAAGGTCACGTATCGTTCTTCTACGATAAGTTATCTTTTTTGCAAAAGCGATTCAATGCAATCGCTGCTGAAATGGTACGGCGAGGATACTCTCCTAATTATGCTCGCATTGAAGCATTCGACGGGTTTGATACAATTTGGTATAATGATTGGAACTCCACCCCCGAAGATGATGCTATAGTTATAGAACGAATCAACTTTCGCATTTCGCAAAAACCACACTTATATAAAGACTAACATGACACAAAAGAAATATTTCTCAACAAAAACTTACAAGCAAATCGGGCCAGTCGCTTACCGACAATGGCGTGCCGACTCTCACTGTAACTTAATACACGGATATGCAATGTCGTTTCACTTCGAATTTGAAGCCGATACACTAGATGCACGAAATTGGGTTACTGATTTTGGCGGCTTAAAACCTCTAAAGGCATTACTTGAAGATTGGTTCGATCATACATTGCTAGTAGCGCAAGATGATCCAATGCGTGAACACTTGCTAGAGCTTGGCCGATTAAAGCTTGCTAAGATTACCGAAGTTGAAAAGACCGGATGCGAAGGCATTGCTGACTTTTTATACGAATACGTTAACACAATCTTTCTACCAAACTGCGGGAAAGCAGAAGCAGAACGTGTATGGTGCACTCGGGTTGAAGTTCGTGAAACTGACAACAATATGGCAGGTCGACAAGGTCGCAGAGAAGATAACGAGTTTATTGACCAATGATTTCATATACTGCAACACTCGAAGAAGATCCAGTAACTGGCGATCTTATCCTCCCGTTCACTCCGGAAATTTTAGCAAAGCTTGGGTGGGTAGAAGGCGATACTCTTGTCTGGACAGTGAACGCCGACGGTACAGTGCATCTCAATAAGAAAAATGATACATAACAGTTGGCGAATATGGGCCAAAGCATTAGGTGAGAAAGCCGGCAATACAGATAATGAAGCTAATTGTATTGCCGGCGTACGAACTATAATCGTGTTAACGTATATTATTACTAACCTGTTTATTGTAGCAGGTGTAATACATCACTGGTAATTACTTTTTCGTAGTTGCCGGTTTCTTTACAGCCGGTTTCTTTACAGCCGGTTTCTTTACAGCCGGTTTCTTTACTGGCTCAATTACTGCAACAACTTTAGGAGCACGTGGCTTTCGAGGCTTTTTAACAGGAACTTCGATCACAGGTACAAAGTTAGATACAGGAAGAGTCGATCCCTCGGGTTGCGGAACTACAGAAATTTCAGTAGTATCAACTGTATGCTTATGATGTGCATGCGGTGCATCTGGCGTCTTGCTAAAATAGAATAAAAGCCAGCCAAGCACTGCTAATATAAGCAAAATAAGAAAAATAATCATTTTAATCCTTTATGAAAAATGTATGTACTTTATTTAACCCTATAAATACCTATGCAAGATAAAATTAAAGTAGTATAATAAAACATGCTTAAAATAAAAAATGTATCGGCACAGTCCGACTCGAATGATGCACTGCTGACAGATATAAACCTACATATCAAACCAGGAGAGCTTCATGCAATCATGGGGCCAAAACACAGTGGAAAGACAGCTCTTGCACATGTAATTACAGGCCATCCTGGCATTGCAATTACTGACGGATCAATAACCTTTAAAAAGAAAAAGATCATAAACTTAGAACCCGATGAGCGTAGCAAATTAGGAATTTTTGTGTCAATGCAATACCCGCCGGAATATGACGGTATTACAAATTGGGAAATAATGGATGAAATTTTTCAAGTACGACAAGAAGTAATTCAGGATTTAAAACTTAAATACAATACGTGTTGCGAACTATTGGGGCTTGGGGAAGCACACGGCGAACGAAGCCCAAATGGGTCTGAAATGTTGTTAGGTGAAGCTAAACGAAACGAACTAGTTCACATGATGTTGTTAGATCCAGATCTTGTTTTAATAGATGAGATCGACGATGGGTTATCAGAATCAGAACTAATGTTAGTTGCTGCGGTCCTAATAGATTTTTTAGCAACGTCAGGGAAAGCAGGATTAATTATCACACACAGTAAACAGTTATTAGACATTTTAAAACCCACGCATGTACATGTAATGGTCGAAGGGGCCATTAAAGTATCAGGCGATACAGAACTTTATACAAGGATCGTAGAAGATGGCTATCCAGAGTTTTCTTAAAGCAAACAGAGGCGATCCAGATTGGGCATTTACGCCCGAAGAATATTTCGATAAAGAATTTACAGTTATCGACGCAAATCTGATCGAGCTAGCACAGGGTAAAATAGATAAGATATTTCTGCGTCATACCCCTACTGAAAAGAAGATGCTAGCAAAACACATTCGTATTGATGTTCGCGAAGATGCGACACTTGATATGACAGTACTTACCGAAGCATCACAAAAGCTGCAACAAGTATTCATTTACGATATTCGAATACGCGAAGGCGGCCAGATGAATTTAGGGCTATTCATTAAAGGCGGCCAGTTAAACAAACACATTATTCAAGTTACCGTTGACGAAGGTGGAAACTTCAATGCATTTGGGTATGCTGCAAATACAGTGGGCGGTGATTGCGAAATTATTACTAAAGTAGATCATCAAGGACCGTATTCAGTTAGCAATCAATTCTTTGCATGCGAAGCTGGTAAAGGTAGTCAAACTGTATTTCAAGGTATGGTTAGTGTCCATAAAGATTCACATAGATCGCAAATTGGTGTAGAAAATGTCAATCTAAACCTCGGCGGTGGGAAATGTCATAGTGTTCCTGAAATTGTTAATGCCACTGATAGTTCTAGAGTTAACAGCGGAACTGCAACCGAACCGATGGATCAGGATCGCATTTACTATTTGCAAACACGGGGAATGAGTCAAGCGGCTGCTGAAGCGTTAATCATCAGTGCACATAGAAATTTAGCGTTTGATATTATTCAAGATCCGGAAGTTAAAGAAGAAATTGAACAACTCTTTTTAAGTTAAATCTTACTTATATCATCGGTGCTGCTCGCGGGACGATCCCATATTGTCCTGCGTTCAGCACCTTTCTTTTGGGCAAATCGTTTGTTATCACATTGAGAGCAAACATGAAAGTATGTATTACTTCTGCGCTTTGGCTCTATTTTTGACTGTTGTCTTTCAAAAATTTCGTTGCATTGATCACAACGGAATACACATACCGTTTGTGTTCTAATATAGGTATGCTCTTTTCCTAACTTACTCTTTCTGGTGTGTTCAGCAATTACTTTCTTAAATTTCAGTAGCATCAAGTATTTAACATTAGGATTATAAAAATTCTTGGTAAATAGTCTAAAGTTAGGAAAACTCATGCCAACAATTAATACTTCATCTAGACAGCATATTCAAATCGGTTCTCAATCAAATGACGGTACCGGTGATAGTATAAGAACAGCGTTTTTAAAAGTAAATCAAAACTTTACTGAGTTGTATTATGCGGGAGGCGGGGAATTTAGATTCGGAGATCTAAAAGACTTTAACATTGCAGGGTATCCCGTCGAAACTGGCGGAATGCCGTTAGGCCCTGGCAACCAATTTATTACTACTGTAAACAACGGTAGCGGAACATACCTTGTAACAAGCACACTAGTAAGTGGAACCGGTATTTCGATTATACCTACTATTACGTCAACTGGCAGCTTTTATACTATCAATAATGCTGCAAGCTCGTTAGTTACTGACCCGAATCCAACACTAGGTGCAAATTTAGTAGGTTCGACTGGTACTAGCAGCTTCAGGGCTATACAATTTGCTAACCCTACTGCTGATCAAGATCTTGTAACCCGCAAGTTCTTATATGATAATTTCCTAAACCGCGATGGCCAATACATTGTCGATAATAACAATACTGCGACTACAACTGCAACAGTAATTGTTGAAGGTAGCACATTACGTCATAATGTTCGATTGCTAACAACCGCAACTAGTTCTACTCACATCGTTAATAAAGAATACGCTGACAGTAAAATTTCACTTGACGGTATTGCAAGAAATGCTATCTACGGAACAATGACTGGCCCATTATTGCTTTCTCGTGATCCAATTGAAGGCGATCCTACTTTACAGGCTGCAACAAAAGGATATGTAGACAATAATGCGTATTTCAGCGAAAACAATTTACATATTTCTACCAAAGGTTCAGATTACCAACCTAATACTCCCGCAAGTAAAAGAGGGCGCAATTGGCAATATGCATTTAACACTATTAATCATGCAGCTGAATATGCCGAGCAATTAATTGCGGTAAGCAAAATCGAAGTAGGCGACTACAGTAGATTAATAACTTACGGAACTGCCGGAACTACTCCTTGCACAGTCATTAGTGTAAGCGATAACTATTACGGCAATAACCTTGCAAGATTAGCACTTTTTGCCGGCGATCAAGGCTCAAATCAGTTCGGTTCTGCCCCTAAAGGCAAGTTTACAATCTTCCCCGGCCAATACATTCAAGGCGTTGAAAGTGAAGCAATTGCTTTAATTGAAGGCATTGCGACAGAAGGCGGCCAAGAAATTTACACCATTGCATATGTTGACTACGGGGTATCTTTTAATACCCCGGTTACTACTTCAATTGCAGATGTAACAAAACCACATCAAGTAACTTTTACATTTAGCGATACAAAAATGGTTCCTATTCCGAATTTTTGGGTAGGATATAAGTTTTACATAGACCCGTATGATCCAGCACAGCCAAACAAAGTAGGTACTATTGTTGCTGTCAATTCTGTTGCAGATACAACAGGAGTATATTACGATTCGGTTATTGTAGAATATCCGAATAATGTTCCGTTTGCTGTGGGGCCTTCTATTCCTGCCGACCAGTGGCATGTATACTCAGGTGACTTTATTGCAAATGAATCTGTTATATACAACACAAACGTTAGCGCATTGCAGATTACATTTGTTGTCGAGTCTGGAGAATACTACGAACAACTTCCTATTAAGTTATCAAACAATACTTCAATAAGAGGCGATGAATTCCGCCGTGTAATTATTCGTCCAGCAAAGGGAATTAGTAATAGTATTTGGGCCAATACTTACTTTCGAAGAGACGCACAGATCGATAGATTACAAACTACTGCGTTAAGCACAGTTACTGATTACGCTACATTTTTAGTCAGCGCAAATGTTACTCCTAGTGCAGTATCAGGATTTATTACTGTATCCCTTAGCAACGGAACGTTACCGACAACTTATGTCGGATACATGTTTACAGGAAATAGCGGTCAAGGTATTATCACTGCGGTATTGCCGGGTGGTTTTGCAGTCGACATCGGAACTGCACTAACCGATATTGGAGTTATTGCATCGGGACAGTGGCATATTTACAAGCCAATTACGTTCGGTTATCATTACTTGCGTAATCCTAACATGACGATGAAAACTTTTATTACTCAAGATAATAAAGGTGGCTTGATCAATGCGGCGGCTGTGTTAACTACCGGAACTGCATTTATTCAACAGTCAGTTGTTGATTTTATTAATACCACATATGGTAGTACAACATTCAGCGAATCGTTATGCCGCCGTGATGTTGGAACAATTGTAAAGAGTTTAGTGCACGACATGATAGACGGCGGTGCTGGACAAGTAATTACAAGTGCTGACTTTATTGCAAAGGTACCTAGTTTAACAACTGGACAATGTGCATCGGCTGTTAATCACATTAAAGTTGCAGTGAGCCAGTTATTTGCATCTAATGTTGTAGAAAGTTCAGCCAGTGTTATCTTAAACGATATGATTGATGCGGCAGTTAAAATTATTAACAATGACCCAACCTTTAATCCACCAAAGTTAAATGGTGAGATGGATGTGTTCTTGTGTAATGACGCAAACGTTATTCGTTATGTAAGCTGCCAGAATCACGGCGGATTTATGATGGTACTAGATCCAGTTGGACAGATTAAGAACAAGTCTCCGTACACCCAAACTGCATCTTCGTTTAGTCAAAGTATTGCAAAACACAGATTTGCAGGCGGAATGTTTATTGACGGCTTTGCAGGAAATGTGATTGCAACCCCCACCGCATCATCGTATATTGCAGACCCATTGCATGTAACAGTTTCTGGTCTTCGTCGTAAGCAACAGGTCCCTACATTCTTTACAGTACGAGGAATTCGATACGAAGTAGACTTTATAAGTAATTTTACTCCAGCAGGAGTGATAACTTACCCAGACGGAAGCACCGTTACAGACTATTCAGCAATATTGAACTTAAATCCGTTATCCCCAGGCGGTATTCCGAACCCTGTGTCAGTGACTGATACGATAGGCGGATTCCGTACTGCACAAAGCGCCATTCCTATAATTATCGATCAACCGAGCGGAATCGGCGGATTGGCTGCAACTGGACATGCAACAAGCGATGTGTCTGGAAAAATTACAAGTATTGTAATTGATTTTCCAGGTACCGGTTATCTAGTTGCGCCAAACATCTCAATCGGCGGTGCAATATTTAATAACTTAACATTTACAACCGGGAACGGAATTGCATCAGCATCAATTGTAAATGGCGGGTCTGGGTATGCTGTAGGATGTCGAATTGAATTTCTTCCAATAAATGCATTCGGTGCAGTTGCCGCGTACGGTGTTGTAACCAGTGTTGATGTAGACGGTGGTATTACAAGCTTCATCATCAATACTCCCGGATCTAATTGGTCAGTGGCAACCCAATATCAAGTAGTGTTTGGTAACATGCTTATTACAGTGCCTACTCCTGTGTCCGGATTCATTGACACAGTACCTGCCCAATTTGAATTGATTACCGCAGGTAATCGTTCGATGCTAGCAAACGACTTTACACAGGTTAATGATTTAGGATATGGTATTTTTGCAACTAACGGTGGCTTTGCAGAAAACGTTAGTATGTTTACATATTACAACTATAGAAGTTATTATTCGCTGAATGGCGCGCAGATGCGAACTACAACCGGTTCAAGCTGTTACGGTGAATACGGATTGTGTGCAGAAGGTTCTGATCCAAACGAAGTTCCGTTAGCAGTTAATATAACGTATCCGTTAACTCAAATTGCTAAGGCATATGTATACCCTCCGTTATTCCCTGCAACATTAGGGCAAGCTTCGGTGTATATCACAATTGATCCGACGAACGGCGGCTATCCTCCGATGAACGGAAGTCAGGTTGAAATTAATCATAGTGGGATTATTAGAACATATAGTGTAGGTGCTGCAACTCCTGCAACTGATGTTTCTAATAAGATTATTCCTAATGTCTATCAACTATTCTTTAATTCAGGAAATATTTCGTCAGGAGCAACTACCGGTCTTTATGCAAGTCTAAGAAATAATGATACTGTTATCGTTAGAGCTAATACTCTTGTAAAGCTTCGAGGTGTAAATCCGTCAGTTATTAGCCGCCCAAGTACTTCGCTAACTTACAACGATGATCCAACATATGTATATCATATCACTGGATTTAGTACTGTGCAACCAGATAGTTCGGTATTCGTTTATACACTCGAGGATTATAATTACATTACCTTCCAGTCTACTGAACAAGGTGTTACTTACCCGACCCTAACAAATACTGGTTCCGGATATTCTTCAACTGTAACAGTTAGTATTCAACTCGCACTGGCGGCACCGACATCTCATACAGTATCAGGCGATCAAGGAGCAAATACCGGTGGTATTCAAGCAGTATATCTTAATACTGTCGCAGGAATAATGATCGGCCAAGAAGTATCGGGCAATTCTATTATTACAGGAACTATGGTCACTTATATTAATTCCGCTATTAATTTAGTCGGCATAAGTTATCCTACAAGTAATATATCTACAGGTGACGGAACAATTACTAACGGAACATCGTTAACATTTACCTCTGTTAACCCTACTGCTCATGCATCCATTACAAGTAACGGAAATATTGGAGCAATAACGATAGACTCGGGTGGTGCTGGATGGATTTCATCTACTACTGCAATTTCGATTACTGGAAATGCTTCTATTAACAGTCCTGTGAAGATCGCAGGTATTGCCGGAACATCGATTATTAAAATTAATCCATTAGAGCTATTAAGCGCAAATAGAATTTGGTCCGGCTTAGTTTCAACTCCAGTAAGAAACTATCAATTTGCATTGGGCAATCAAATTTACAATATTGTCGGATATCGCGGCCAAGTTGAAACTGGACAGTCCTGGGCAGAAATCGATATCGATCGCCCGTTAGTTGAGGACATTGGTAAAGGTGTAATATTACGCGCTGGATTCCCAATTAACTCTGCAGGTGCAGTTACTACAAGAATTTCGCTATTACGTGCGACTGGTCACGACTTTGTAGACATCGGAACTGGCGGATACGCCGATACACGAATTCCAAATGACTTATACGGACCTCCGATCAATATCCCACAACAAAGTCACGAAGTTATTGAAACAAACAAGGCTCGTGTTTATTACATGACAACTGACCAGGATGGAAATTTCCGTGTCGGTAATGCGTTAACTGTAAATCAAGCAAAGGGCTCTGTAAGCATTAGCGTGCCGCTCGATATCAGTAACCTAAGTTCGATTAGCTTACGACGAGATCTTGGACCTCCTGTAAACGAATTCTCCGTTGATAACACAATGGTAACTGAAGCTGATTACAAGGTGCCGACCGAACAAGCAGTTGCTAATTACATCAATCGTCGTTTAGGTCTCGATCGTAACGGCGCAATTTATGCCGGTGCTCCATTAGGTCCACAGTTCCTTGACTTACGAGGTCTGTTGGAAATGAAGGGCACATTGAATATGGGTGCCGGTGGAAATAATATTTCTAATCTTAATACTCCGAGACCAACAACATATGGATATGGAAGGGATGCAGCAAACAAGAATTACGCCGATCTTAAACTTTCATTAGACGGTACTTTTGCAACTGATACTGACGGAACCTCTCATCTTACTGCGCAAGGCGAAATGAGCGGGCCGTTACAACTATATCAAGATCCAGAAAATATTGTTGTTACATTAAAGGTAAATGCAACATCCCCAACTAACTATTTGATATTAAATAATGTTAATCAACTTAGTACACAAGGACACATCTACGGAACAAATATTCCCGATGGAACTATAATAACCGGAATCGATTACCCAAATAGTGCAATCTTTATTTCAAAGTACATTACAGGCAATCTTACTTTTAATACTCAATTTACAGTTGATCCTATTATTCAAGCTGTCACAAAGAGATACGTAGATAAAAATAAACAGTTCAATCAACTTAGTGATGTAACATTAACTAATGCTACAAATCAAGATCTTGTAATGTTTGGCCCAGCGTTAGTAGTCAATACATCGACTAATCCTCCGGTATATAATGCAGGAACAAGATTAGTAAACGTAGCAAATGATGTTAGCACAATTGTTAATACTCCAACTTCTCGAGCAGGAGGTAGTGACTTAACTATTACTCGAACAAATAACATTGCAACATTTAAACTAGTAGGCGGTGCAGGATCAAGTAACCCAATCACTGACTACCATATAAACAACGATGCTCAGATTGCACAGAGCAAGTTGTTTATGAATGCTGCGGTAACATCTGCAAGTGCTCCAACAGGCGGACAACGTGCACAACAATTAAGCTTAGGAGTTGCAGAATTCGATAGCATAATGTTTACTGCAAATAATGGTTGGATTAGTTTAGCAAACGCGACTACTATTGCAAACGGTATTATTCCTAGCAAGCATGCATATATTCCTGTAGGTGGAGGATTACTCGGTGCCACAAACACCGCAGCAGACACCGCAGCATCTTATGTATCTTCCGCAACGGTACAAACATGGTTGCAGAATATTAGTAGTGCGTGGTCTTTTAGCAGTAATTTAAATCCAAACACTGACCTTGCAGAAAGTTTAGGAACAGGGGTAAAGCGTTGGGGGACTGTGTATGCAAATACTGCAATTCTTAATAGCGGAATTTCGTTAAACACTAATGCAACTATTACAACTGATGTAGCTACTGCAAATGTCTTCAATACTGTAGCAACAACAGTTAATGCATTCGGTGCTGCGACTGCGGTGAATATAGGAGCAGCAACTGGATTAACTTCAGTTAAAAATAATTTAAATGTTGCAGGCAACACCGGAATTACTGGTACATTAGGCGTTACAAGTGATTTAAGTGTTAACACTAATAAGTTTAATGTAGCTGCCGCAACTGGCAATACATTAGTTGCTGGTACATTAGGTGTAACCGGAGTTGCTACATTATCTTCCACTGCAAATATTACAGGTGATTTAAATGTTAATACTAACAAGTTCAATGTAACTGCTGCAAATGGAAATACATTAGTTGCCGGTACATTAGGCGTTACTGGAGTAACATCGTTAACTAGTGATCTTAACATTGCTACTAACAAGTTCAACGTAGCTTCGGCAACTGGCAATACATTAGTTGCTGGTACATTAGGTGTAACCGGAGTTGCTACATTATCTTCCACTGCAAATATTACAGGTGATCTTAACATTGCTACTAACAAGTTTAATGTAACTGCTGCAAATGGAAATACATTAGTTGCCGGTACATTAGGCGTTACTGGAGTTGCTACATTATCTTCCACTGCAAATATTACAGGCGATTTAAATGTTAATACTAACAAGTTTACAGTAGCATCGGCTTCTGGTAATGTTAATTCGCTGGGCACAATTTCAGGCACTTCGTTTAACGGAAGCGGCAGTGGGTTAACATCACTTAGCGTACCAAACTCTGCACTTCAAGGGTCAGGAACAATTACATTCACTGGCACAAGCGGAACTGGTAATGTTGCACTAGGAGGAACACTTACATTTACTAGCGGAAACGGTGTAACATTGTCTTACGCTGCCGGAACAATTACTGTTAATACTTCGCAAGATTTACGAACTACTGCTAGTCCGTCGTTTACTAAGCTATCAATTACAGGCGGCGGCGTTGGAGCTGCTGCGGCATCTGCATTGAATATTACTGGAGATTTAACATTAGCAAGATCTGCAACAACTGGGGTACTTTATTTAGGGTCTAACGGTAGTCAATATGTATATTATGACGGTACTAACTATAACATGCCAAACGGGCAATTATATGTCAACGGAACACAGGTTGTTTTAAATTCCGGAAGTTGGAGTATCTCTGTAACAAATGCGGCTCATTTATTTGCAAATGTTCAAGACGGACTTACAAATTTAACACTTGGCGGATTTTCCGGAGCAACTGGAGCAAATGCAACTTGGTACGGCGGGCCAAGTTGGACTGCATCTACAAACTACCTTGCTTCAAACATTTCAGGTGTTGCAGACTTTGCTACTAACTTGTATATAAATGAATTAGGTATTCGAACCCAAGCATATACAGCATCAGTAGCAAGCACGGTAGTTGCTAGAGATGCTAGTCAAGATATTCGTTGTAATGTACTGCACGGAACTGCCACTGCTGCGCAATACGCTGACTTGGCAGAAAACTATTTGGCCGATGCAGTGTATGAAGTTGGCACTGTGTTAGAGTTTGGTGGTGAGTTAGAAATTACTATTGCAGAAGATGGCACGAGAAGAGTGGCAGGTGTAGTATCTACTAACCCAGCACATTTAATGAATTCAGCATTAACTGGAGAGTTTGTTACAGCACTTGCATTAACAGGACGTGTCCCGGTTAAGGTTAGAGGTAAGGTACGAAAGGGAGATATGATGATATCAGCAGGTGGCGGATTTGCTCGTGCGTCATATTCCCCAGTGCTCGGCTCAGTAATTGGAAAAGCACTTCAAAACTTTGACGGAGTTGAGGGAGTTATCGAAGTTGTTGTGGGAAGAATGTAATGAGTGCACCTGTTTGGTCGACGCCAGCCGGGTTCTTAGGAACCCTAACTGAAAGAGAATCTACTTCAACTGTTATACAAGCAGTTGGAGCAATTACTTATACCATTATAAGCGGCTCTTTACCTGCAGGGCTAACACTTTCATCTAGCACAGGTATAATTTCTGGAATTCCTGCATCGGTATACAATAATAAAGATTCATTGTTTTCTGTGAGAGCAAAGAATGTAGATGGCCTAGTAGATCGAAGTTTTGTATTCACAGTGGCTGGACCACAAAGTCCAGTATGGGTTACTCCACCGGGATTATTAAATGTGGGGTTAAACGGAGAACTTTACGGTATCAATAAGGAATTTGTTGATTTTACATTACAAGCAGAGACTGATGTACTTGCGCCAGGTAACAGTATAAAATATTATATCAGTGATAACGATGGAACATTGCCACCGGGACTAACTTTAAATACCAATGGCAGAATTACCGGGTATGTTGACGATGTTCTTGTATTAGATGTGCAGTCGAGTATCACTGGCGGGTTTGATACTGATTTTTATGACGGTGATCCATATGATCAAAATATTTCCGGAAATGTACCGTTAACTAATACCGCAATCAGTAAGATATATCAGTTCGTAGTAACTGCAACTGACGGAATAGATTCGACAAGACAGGCATGCAGTATTAAAGTGGTTGATCCTGCAACGTTAAGAACAGACTATAGTTATACTACCCTCGACACCGTAGTGATTGATGCAAGTGCTGGATATTTATTAGCACCAATTTGGAAAAACAAATACGGAGATCGATTACCTCCGGCATCAAATTTAGGAACGGTTAGAGCTGCAAGAAAACATATTTTTACTTTGCATAATTATGATCCATACGATTACCAAGGAACTGCTGCGTATAATTGGGATTCAATTAATGTAAACCCAGATATAAAATTTATAACAGATTCCGACTACGATATAACAGGAATTCCTCGAGCAAACACAGTAGGCCGGTCTTCTATATTATTTAGAGATGCGGCCATTATACCTGTAGCAGGAATGCAGATTCGATTTAGTGATTTTCTCGAAGGATTTGATTCCACTACTTATACAGTTACCGGAGTTATTAAGACATCCGATACTAGCGGATATATGTACATAAATCAGCCGTTAGCTGTTACTATCCCTGATTCTACTATTGCATATGTAGGAACTGCAAGTAGACATCCTCCGGGATTAAGTCTAGATCCGAGTACTGGCGAGATTTATGGTCAACTATCTTATCAACCATCGTACAGTACAAGTTATAGATTTACAGTCCAAATAAGAAAAACTTCTAACACAGATACTATTCCGGTAATAAACCGATACAACGGAGCAGTAACTTTTCAACCAGAATATGTAGTCGCGAACCAGATTTTTATCCTTACAATCAAAGGCGATGTTGATAGTGTTATTCAATTTATTAGTCCAGCAAAATTAGGTAATGTGATTTCTGGTGAGATTAGCAATCTTGCAATTGTAGCACAGAATGTTAACGCAGCATCTGGGGTTGTGTATGATCTTATTCAAGGAGTGTTACCGACTGGTCTAAGACTAAATTCAGATGGAACAATACAGGGAAAGATCGAATACGGTAATGCAGCAGGAGATTACTATTTCACTGTACGTGCAAGCGATGTTTATAGAATAAGTTATGTTGATAAAGAATTCCATATTACAGTTACTAGCAGTAATATAGAATACACTAGACTATACGTTAGGCCGTTTTTCTCTGTAAGTAAACGATCGGACTATCGAGCATTTATTAGTGACTCGATAATATTTGATCCGCTATTAATTTACCGACCAAATGACCCTGAGTTCGGCGTCCAACCAAACATCAAAATGATGATAGAGACTGGGATACAAAAAACTACACTTGATTTATATGCCTCGGCGTTAACACAACATTTTGCACGAAAGAAGTTTTATTTCGGTGAAATAAAAAGTATTCTTGCACAAGATAGCATGGGCAATAATATATACGAATTGATTTACGCCGACATTATTGACGATCAGATGATAGGATCTCAGTCGCCTGCAAACTCGGAGTCAGTAGGAAATATACAACTTCAATTGGAAAGCATAACATTACCGGGCGGTACAATTGCAACTGACGAGTTTCTAAGACCAAAATATATGACTACGTTGCAACCAACATCCGGAGTGCCAGTTGGATTTATTAAAGCCGTTCCTATTTGTTACACACTCCCTGGCGCAGCAATTAAAATACTTTCTAGAATACAAGCAAGCGGAGTTGATCTTAAACAGTTTAATTTTGATACAGATAGAATAGTGGTAGAATCAACTCAAGATACTGGCCAATCTGGATGGATACTATACCCAAACTGATTAAATAACATTCTAAGGATACAACATGACATTATCAACTATTACTAATTACAGCTCAATAATCAACGAAAATTTTCCCGTCCCGGGAGTTGACAATGATACTGCGGTCTTTAGAACTAATTTCCAAAGTATTAAAAATGCTTTTACGGCAACTGCAAACGAGATTAATAGTATTAGTATTTTTAATTCAGCATATACTGCCACTATTACAACCAATGTAATTAATAGTGTATGGAGTACAGTTACTAACTATTTGTCTACTTCATGCTCATACACAAATTTTACCCCAGCAAGTTCAAAAGGGCAGCGTGGGGACATTAAAGGAATGGTATACGCAACTAATGCGTCTGTATATGTATGTTATTCTACGTGGTCCGGAAATAATGCAGATATATGGGCAAAAGTAAATACAGTAAGCGCAAGCTGGTAATATATGTTTAACCCGTTACTTGACGATCTAACAGTTTTGAAAGATACAGACATTGAAAGTAAAATGACTGATCTTAATAAGAAATATTCTATTGCTCTTAGAATGGGCAACGGACAGCTAGCTTTGCAAGTTAACTTAGTTGTCGAAGCACTTCGATTCGAAATACAGCGTCGTCAACACGAAGCAACTAAGAAAATGTTGGCTAAGAATAAAGATTTAGACGGGTTAATCAAAATAGATTGACCTTCGTAATCTATTGCGCTATAATAGCGTATGCATGTCACAAAGTTCGGAGAAGTAATATTAAATGAACAGGATATATTCCAAGGATTATATTCTGGTAAAATCTCTGACATAGCTGATCTAAATATCGAAGATCCGACCCTAGTTGCTCAAATTAACAATGCTGTAAGATCTAATGCAGATCAACTAGCAATGCTAACATTATTTAAAGAAGAGACAGATATTGATCAAGCTGTCTTTGACAAAGTAAATCAATCTAACTGGTTCATGCCCGATGATTACTATCCAAACATTGTAGAAATGCTATACGGTATGTGTGAAACAAACGTTCAAATAGCTCGAGTTTCACAAGAATTAGAACTGTTTATCCAGCATGGAATGTTCGAGATTTTGGTTTATCTTAAATACTTAGTTGATACTCTCCGGACAAATAACATTGTGTGGGGAGTAGGAAGAGGTAGCTCTGTAGCAAGTTATTGTTTATACTTGTTAGGAGTGCACAAAGTTGACAGTATAAAGTATGATTTAGACATACACGAATTTTTAAAATAAGGAGAGCTATAATGGCCACTAATAAGATAGTACACAGATCAATGCAGGGAAAAGTCGTAGACATGGATTCACTTGCATTAAACAACGAAACAATGCCAGCGGTCGGAAACGTTCGAATGAACGCTCGCGGTGACGAACTAGGTGCAGGCGGACAAGTTATTCGCAAGCGTGAAGATATTGTGAACGATCACTACAACAATCAATCACCAAAGGAATAAGATGAAGATTCAAGGTACGTTACGCCCGTTGAAAGATAGAGTGTTCGTCAGTGACATGAACTTCGGCGAAGAAAAAACAGCCACGGGAATTGTCCTGCAAAGCGACAACGGTAAAGGTCAAGGTATTAAACCACGTTGGGGTAAGGTATTTGCAGTAGGCCCCGATATGCTCGATGTCAAGGTAGGTGACTGGATTTTAATGGAACACGGTCGATGGACACGAACTTTCGAATACGAAAATGCAGACGGCAGCATTACTGAATTGCACGTTGCAGACAATAACGGTATCATGATGATTACCGACGAAAAGCCAACTGATGTAATGCGAGGAATTGCAGCAGGTGCCGGTTCAAACTTTAATTTCAATATTCCAACATGACCAACCCATTTCGGTGATAAATAGTTGTATGATTTACTTATACATAAAAACACATCGAATTACAGGACTAAAATATTTAGGCAAAACTTCTTCAAAAGACCCGCACTCGTATCCCGGTTCAGGCACACGATGGCGGGCACACTTGGATAAACATGGATATGAATTTGATACTGAAATATTGTGCGAAAGTGAAGATCCTGTTAAAATAAAAGAAGAAGGGTTGCGATATAGTAAAATGTGGAATATAGTAGAAGCAGTTGAATGGGCAAATCTTAAACCAGAATCGGGCGATGGTGGAACTTTTTCTCACACAACTGACGCAAAGAAAAAAATAGGAAATTCTGCAAGAGGAAGGACGAGCCCTTACAAAGGAATGTCATATGAAGAAATTCAAAATGATCCTGTTAAAGCAGCAGAAAGAAAAGAAAATCATAGTGAATGGATGAGAGAGAATAATCCGTATCGTGGAAAGACGCATTCCGACGATATTAAAAATAAAATGAAAGACGCGGCATCAGATAGGATGAAACTACCTGAGGATGACCGGAAACAGAAATGGGGACATTTAAAAGGGAAACCTTGGTCCGAAGCAAGAAAACTTGCACAAGCAAACAGAAAAAAGGAAAAATAATATGAATCCGTTCCGTGATCAAGCAACATTTATGCGAGCTTGCGACCAAAGTGTTGAAGGCTTTAATCAAGCGCAATACGATATGTACATCAAGTTAATTGATGAGGAACATACTGAGCTAAACGATGCACTTGAAGCAAACGACAAGTTAGAACAACTTGATGCATTAATCGATATACTAGTTGTTACAATTGGGGCAATTCATAGTGCCGGATTTGATGCAGAAGGTGCTTGGAAAGAAGTTATGAAAACTAACTTTGCCAAAATTGATAAAGAAACAGGAAAGGTTCGAAAACGAGAAGATGGTAAAGTTCTCAAACCAGTCGGATGGACTGCACCGGAACTTGCTCCGTTTTTAGAATAAACGAAAGGGACTTGACAGTCCCTTTCTTATGTGCTACAATATAGCATGAACGAACGAATTAAAGAACTCGCTAAACAAGCAAGGCACCAAACAGAAAAAGGTACGCTGTTCGAACACGGGCTATTAGAGTATTCTGAAAACCTTGCCAATTTGATTGTTAAAGAATGTGCAACACTAATTAGGGCTAAAGATTACTCGCACACTGCGGATCCTATTTTCGAAGCATCGTGTGATATTACTGACCATTTCGGAATTTCAAAATGAAGCCAACAGCATATATCTTAGTAGGCGTGCCAGGTGCTGGGAAATCAACCTGGATTGCAAAACAGCCATTTGACTGGAACAAAACTGTTCTAGTATCTACTGACGGCCATGTTGAGAAACACGCAAAAGAACAAGGTAAGACCTATTCAGATGTGTTTAAAGATTATATGCCAACTGCGGTTCAACTAATGGCAGATAGTGTAGTTGATGCAGTAAAGCAAGGACTTGATATCGTTTGGGATCAAACTTCTACTACAAAGGTAGCACGTCGTAAAAAGTTTAACATGTTGCGCGGATACGAAATGATTGCAGTCGTGTTTCAAACTCCCGAAGCTAAGGAACTGCAACGTCGTCTTGCGTCACGTCCGGGGAAAACTATTCCTCCCGAAGTTGTGCAGAGTATGCGAGCTAACTGGGAAGAACCAACTGAAGCAGAAGGCTTCGATAAAATTATCTACGTAAAATGAATATTCAACCTAAAGATACAAGTAAAGGTCACTTCTATATATCTCTTGTCAAGAGTGTACTTCGCATCGTAGCAGGTGCTGCATTCTGTTATGGTGCAATATATGCAGGCGGCATCTTCCTTATTCTAGCAGAGGGGCTGGGGATTGTCGAGGAACTTGTTTAATGAAAACAAAGGCAGAAGCTCTTGCCTTTATACGAAAAGTGATGGGGCCGGCGACTCGAAAAATTGAGGGCAAAGAGTTTAACGACACTATGCTTCTCCTCATGTTAGTAGGGCCTTACAAAGAAACAAACAATCAACGCTCAAGTACAGAATATTATAAAATGGGCGGAAAAGAATATAGGTTACATTATTTTCCAGAATGGGAAAGCAACGATAAACCGTGTATTCCGGAAATGGAGGTAATAGAAGATGATATTTAACAAAATTAAAGAACTAAAACAGCAAGGACTTGTGATTGGAATCACGTTCTCTACATTTGATCTTTTTCATGCAGGTCATATCGCAATGCTTGCAGAAGCAAAGAATCATTGCGATTACTTGATTGCAGCGTTACAAACTGATCCAACTATTGATCGACCGGATACGAAGAATCCGCCTGTTCAGAGTATTGTAGAACGACAAATTCAATTAAGTACCAATCGTAATGTAGACGAAGTAGTTGTATATCAAACGGAGAAAGATGTCATAGACTTGCTGCTTATCCTGCCGGTTGATGTGCGAATATTAGGTGTCGAATATGAGCATAAGGAATTTACTGGAAAAGCCGAATGCCTTGCAAGAGGCATACAAATTGTGTATAATGGTAGAGATCATTCGTTTAGTAGCAGTAGTCTACGCAAACGTGTAACAGAAGCAGAACTTAAAAAAGGATAAAGAATGGCTAAGGAATTGTGGGTAGAGAAGTATCGTCCTAAAACAGTAGACGGATACGTGTTTCGCGATGAAAATCAACGGAGACAAGTTAATAGCTGGATTAAGGAGAAATCTATTCCTCATTTGCTGCTAAGTGGCAGTCCCGGTATTGGTAAAACTACATTGGCAAAGATGCTGCTGAATGAAATCGGCATTGAAGAATTCGATCTGTTGGAAATTAACGCAAGTCGCGATAACGGTGTTGATTTCTTGAAAGACAAGATCATCAACTTTGTTAGTATGATTCCGTTTGGACCGTTTAAGGTTGTGCTGTTAGACGAGGCAGACTACCTAACGCATAATGCTCAGGCTGTGTTGCGTGGTGTTATGGAACAGTTTCACGAGACCGCTCGCTTTGTGCTTACTTGTAACTTGCCGCAGCGAATTATGCCAGCTATTCATAGTCGGTGTCAATCGTTTCACGTTGATAAAGTTGATCAGGATGAATATACTGCTCGTGTTGCAACTATTCTAATGGAAGAGAACATTGATTTTGACCTAGACACGCTGGACACTTTTGTAAAAGCTGCGTATCCGGATCTGCGTAAATGTATCAATCTTGTGCAACAAAATGTGCAGGATGGAAAATTGATGGGTGTAACTGCAAGTGATTCGAGCAGCGGTGATTACAAGCTGCAAATGGTTGAATTGTTTAAGGCAGGTAAGATTCAACAAGCTCGTAAGTTGATTTGTGCAAGTGCTCGTCCGGAAGAAATGGAAGACATTTATCGTTGGCTTTATGACAATTTAGATTTGTTTGGCAAGGATGACGATACAAAGGATAGTGCATTGCTAATTATTAAGCAAGGCTTGTGTGATCATGCAATTATTGCTGATCCAGAAATTAACCTTGCAGCCACGCTCTGTAAATTGGCTAGACTCCAGAAGTAATGCTAATAATTTGAGTAATTTAGTACTTGACTTTGCCAAATAATGATGTTATACTATTATTACATTAAAGAAAGTTATTATGGCAAATGCAGAAACTAGTTTTTGTGGCGGGTGTGGAAGCAATACACTAACTTGGATGGGATGCCCGGTTTGTAAACAAATTGAATTACAGAAAAAGCAGATTAAGGTCCAAGAAAAAGCTGCAAAGGCCGCAGAAAATGCTGCGAGGGCTGCGGCAAAAAATGCTAGTCAAGTACCCCAACAATATAACCAAACTTATTATGATCAGCCGCAATCTGAAAATAATAGTTCATCGAAATCTAGCTGGATGGTCGATTTGCTAGGCACTGCATTTGTATGCTGGTTATTGTGGCAGGGAGTAATGTGGGTGTATCATCTTGTTGAAAGCATGTGGCATTCGTTTATTAGTATCTTTTAATGAAAAACCGCATAACTGAGTTGCAGGTCAGTGTTATGCGGTTTTTGTTTGGGTTAAGTTAAAGCTGAATGATTTTTAATCCAATTCCTTATAGATTGATAAAATTTCTTTAACCACAGGGTGACGTTCGATGTCTTTGGTTTCAAACCAGCACACGTCAATCATTTTGTGGCCCTTATGTGATTGGACAAGTTGGACAAAATCCAACAATCCGTTTTCGTTTGGTCTATCTGCTTGATGTAAATCTCCTGTAACGACCATTCTCGAACCTTCCCCAATACGAGTTAACAACATCTTCATCTGGCTAGGAGTTGCATTTTGCATCTCATCAGCTACAATAAAGGCGTCTTTGAATGTGCGTCCACGCATATAAGCTAGCGGGCTTATTTCGATAACGCCATCTTCTAACATCGTTTGGATATCTTTCGGATGATAATAATCTTCAAACACATCAAAAATAGGACGAGTCCAGGGCGCCATCTTTTCATTTAATGTTCCTGGTAAAAACCCGTGATCCTCATCTACACTTACTGCTGGCCTCGTGACTACTATTTTAGAAATCACCCCCTCTTTTAATTGTTTAATGGCCATTTGAACACCAATCATCGTTTTGCCTGTGCCGGCGGGTCCGATAGCAAAAATAATGTATTTTTTGGGGTTCTTAAGTAGTTCTAAGTATGTTTCCTGGCTAGTATTGCGAGGAATGATTTGGACTTGCTGCTTCTTTTTGATGTAGTTTTTAATCTCAATAAGATTTTTAGTTTCATTGAATCTAGGATCGGGACTGTTGTTAGCCCCTGTACTACGTTCGCGTCGTTTTAGTCTTGACAATGGTGACCTCCTATGTCGGGGACCTGCAAAAGTATTTAACTTCTAATGCTAAAAGGGTAATTAAATGGCATAATTTTGAATCGTATAAATATACTAGATAACTAGGAACTTTCCATGCATGATATTATAGATGTAATCAAAAACATTGAAACACTTACAACAAACGACGATGCTTTTAAGATTCTTAAGGATTTTGAACGAGTAATCGACGACCTAGATTTGTATGTGTACAAGAACTGGGAAGACGGCGAGCTAGTTGTTGGTCCTGAAGTACATCGGCATGCAGTTACTTGCAAGTTTATGTGGCCGTACGAAGATATGCCAGATCCTGTAGCAGCAGCAAGATTGCTTGATTACGGCTGCAAAGTAACATATCAAAAGGAAGATCTGCTAGTTCCACGTAAAGTTTACAAAGCAAGCGATTTTCGCCCAGGAACAAAGAAAGGAAAGATTGATTCGCACCCTATTTGGGTAGTATCTATTACTATGCCAAAAAAACTTATGCAAGATATATATCAAGGACAGAAGCGCCAACAGAGCGAGTACGTTCGTGATCATATTACGATCAATCCAAACACAGAAATGAACCCAGATTCAGCAGCTACGGAGGCAATGCCAGATGACAACACGCCAGCACCGGTCCAAGGTCAATAAAGTAATGGAAGGCCTACGTAGGTCCGACCTTAAAGATATGGTAGACAATCACTTCACCATAGATCAATATGAAAGCAAGATGGGCAATGACAAAGACGTAATGGTTATTCGTTTTCGTGCTGTTGATAAAGAACCTGCAATTGACTTAATGGAGTTTATTGAGAAAGGTTACGACTTCGTTCTAGATGCCGACGTTA